TTTGCAATACTATCTCCATTATCAGTAAAAGATACAATTCCAGTTTGTAGAGCATTTTGAATTGCACTTAATGCTGCACCAACAGTTTTATAAGGAGCAGCAACAGAACCAGTTGAAGTGTATATGTCAGTTCTAGCTGGATTTACATACCAGTGATTGTCTGGTGGCACAAAAAATCCTGTTGGAAATGCTAGAATTTCTCCAGACGGGCCATAAAATCCAGATGCAGTTATAATACCCGTAGTATTAATGCTGGAGGTAGTACCTATTCCAGTACCTGCAGGTCCAACAAGTCCAGCTGCTTGCTGCGTTACACCTAATGTTGGTCTATATCCTACGGTAACATTATAGTCTGTCATTTCTTATACAACTATAGATGAATTTACTAGAGCCGAACCTTTAATTATTTTTGTAATCTTTCCTGTTCCAGTTGCAGTGATTACAACATCAAAATAATATCTACCAGCATCCAATGCATTTGAAATTGTATTACCCATAGACAATACAACTTGCCCAGCAGCAGTTACAATCCCGACAGTAAATGGTGTTGTGGTAGTTGAGGTTGGAAATTTTTTAACTGCAGCAGAAGCAGTATACCCAGTTAAATCAAGTGGTGTACCATTTGGATTTCTTACGGTAAATACATCTTCATAATAGGTGCCTTGTTCAATTGTTATATTAACCTCTGGAACTGCCATCGCACAATTAGAATTTTAAGTATTTATCACAAATTTTTTATCTAAATACTTGTAGTCCTATAATTTTAGAAAAATGAAAAGACTTCTATTAGCCTTTTCGTTATTCTTCACTACTCCTGTTTTTGCAGGTGAAATTACATCAAAGATTACTGATTCTATTCAACTTAGCGTACAGGGTGCTGCGGTACAATCAGAAAGAATGGGAGCATCTTATTCTGTTTCTGGTTCAAATATCAAAGTTGGTGCATCCAATGGGAATACTTTTGGTGGAGTTGCTACAACTGGAACTTATGATATCAACACTGCTGGACAAGCATTTACTTTTTCTGAAGCAAAAAATGCTGCAGATACAGTTGTCACCTCTCAAACGTGGTCTGCTGGAGCAATTGCTTCTCCCAACCTTTATGGGGATAGTGTTACTCAATTAGCAGGAGACAAAGGTACTCTTGCAGGTACATTATCACCTACTGGTGTTGGTTCAGTAACTGCTGGTGGTCCTGGTACAACGGCAACAGCACAACGCACAATTGAATTGAGCGTATTCAAATGAAACGCATCCTAGCAGGTTTATTTCTGCTAGGGTTTTTTAATACTAATGCCCTGGCAGAAAGTGTTGTTCCTAACTTTACTAGAGGAACTATTACAGCAGAAACTAAAACACGTACAGAAATTGTCGAAACAATTCGACAAGTAGAATATACCACTGGAACATCTTATACGGTAAGTGGCACGAATATCAATATTCCTGGTACTCCTGCTCCTGGTACTAATTATAGTATTGTAAATCAAGGTGCTCCGTTCCAGTTCAGTGAGACAATTCTTGGCACTGGAGTGGCAAAAGAAACATGGATAGATCGAACAACTACACAAGATTCTACAACAACCTCCACATCTGTCTTTACGCAATAGTGTTTGCTGGAGGTGCTTTTGCTCAACAGGCACCTTCAAATACAAACATTGCTGGCCCTTCAGCATCTGCTACTGGTAATGTAACCAACCAGGCAGTACAGGTTCTTCAAGGTCCCTATGCAATGAATAATTATGGTAATGGTGTTGCCTGTCAAGGTGCTACATTTTCATTATCTCCATTTATGTTGAAGAGTGGGAATGGAAGTGAAGATCCAGAATCATTTGACTCGGGTAGTCATAACTGGGGCATCTCTGCTGGTATTAATATTCCACTTGATGGTGGATTGATGGAATTATGCAAGGAGAGAGCAAGGACAGAAATCAAAAGACAGAATGCTGAGGCAGATAAAGCACGTTTAGATTTTGAATTAGTTAGATTACTTAAATGTGGTGAAGCCCTCAAGGCAGGAATTAGTTTCAGTCCCTTATCACCATATGCAAAAGTATGTGATGATGTTGTTGTTAGGTATCCTAAACAATAAATACAACGTTACCTTTACAAAATAGTAATGGCAAAGACATCAAACAAAGGTAAGAAAGGTTCCAATGGTTCCAAACAGAACCAAGGGAATGCTACTGCCAAGAAAGCAAAGAACGGCGGTAAGAAAAAATGAGGATTTATGGCAAGAGAGTGGGACACTCCTAAACGTGAGTGTTGGAACAAACCTATTCATCAAATTCTTAAAGCAATAGACAACCACACCCGCCTTCATTTGGAGACGGGTGATTTTTGGCATGAGGAACAGGCACAGATACTAAGAAAGTATGTTAAAGAATTAAAAGTTTTTATACATAAAGAAGAAGGGAGAAATTAATGAACACCACATTACCAAAAGAAGTAATTCTAAAAGCAGTTAAGAACTGTGTTGATGTCTATGCTGACAAGAATGACTTTATTGTAGACAAAAGTATTCCAGGATATTGCATTCTTTCTATTGAAGGAACCAATGAGACATCAGACTGGGCAACCAACCTAAGATTTTTATTCCGTAGTGAAGATACTCATAGAGGATTTAAAGATAATGCAACCAGAACCATTACAGAATTGGTTCTGAACTATGAGTCACTAGAGAAAGGTAGAAAACTTATTCTCTCTGGCCACTCTCTTGGTGGTGCTACTGCTACTGTTGTTGCGGATATTATGCTTCCTTCTGCACCAGACTTAGCAATCATCACGATTGGTTCTCCACGTCCTGGTGGCAGAAAACTTAGAGATAGATTAAAGAATGTAGAGCATCATCGTTTCGTTCACGGAAATGATGTTGTTCCCAAAACTCCACCTTGGTGCAATGGATATGTTCATACACATCCACAAATTCATTTAGAAGATATTGATGATAAGAGATTTGATGGTGTAGAAGATCATAATGCTGTCTATTATTACAACGCAATTGAGAAGTTACTAAAATGAAAAACATCGCAGTAGTTTTTTCAACCTTAAGTTTGGTTTTGAGTGGTGCTCTTTGTGTAGGTGCTTATGTAACCTACAAAAAAGCAGAACAAGTTTTGAACAACCCAGAGAAGTATATCAATCAAGTGGTGGATAAGGTTGTTGAAGAGCAGGTAAATAAAGCATTTGAAAAATTGCCTATTCCTAAACTAAATACTGGGAAGTTTAAATTACCATTCTAATGGCTGATAAGGATCCTTACATCTATCGTATCAAAGAAATCACAAAGGTAGTAGATGGCGACACTATTGATGCTGACATTGATCTTGGTTTTGATATCTCCCTTACTAAGCGAATTCGTCTTGCTGGTGTCGATACCCCAGAGAGCAGGACAACTGATGCGAATGAAAAGAAATATGGTCTCCAATCTAAAGAATGGCTTAAATATAAAGTAGAAAATGCTAAGGACATTTTGATTAAAACTGAACTTCCTGATAGTACAGAGAAGTATGGAAGAATTATTGGACATCTATTTGTAAACGATCAAGAGACATCATTGAATGATCAAATGATTGTTGAGGGATATGCTTGGCCTTATGATGGTGGTACAAAAAAGAAAAACTTTGTTGAATTAGATGCAAAGCGTAAGAAGTAATTACTTACCCAAGTCGTGTTGTCTTTTCTTTTCTAGTTTGAATTCTTTTTTTAACTTCTTAGCAACTGCTTTCATCTGCTTATCTTTTTCAAAAGCAAAGAATAATTGTAATTCGTAGTCAGTTAAATCTTTATTTAAAAGTTTCTTACCACGAACATAAAGTTGATTTGCTATTGGTTTAAAAACCTTCAATAGGAACTCAACTGCTGACTTACCTAGAAGTGCTGCTGCTGTCGCTGCCATTGCTGTGGTGCCTGCCAGTGCCACTTCTTTGTTTGTGGGGATTGGAACTGCTCCTAGGATAGGCACCTGTATCTCTGCTGATATAGGTTTCTCTTTGGTTGGCAGAGTATCCGCAGTTGACTCTGATTTCTCTTGTGGTTGTTGAAGTTGAGGAACTTTAATTGCTGATATTATTGGAGGAGCATCAGGAAGTCCTCTGCTTTTTTCCTGTTGCTGCTGTTGTTCTTTTTCTCTATCTGCTTTTACAGCAGCATCAAACTCTTCCTGTGTAGGTACATTAATCACAGGATATTTTATATTAGGTCGTGGCACATCCACTATGGGAGGTGCCAGACCGTTTGTAAATGGAACCGACGCTTTAGGCGACGGGAGTTGCTCTACTATAGTCGGGAGTATCCCCTGGATCGCAGTTTGCACAACCTGAGGTTGCTTCGGCGGCGACAGTTGGCTCGACTGGAGCGACGGGATCAATGACGAACTCGGGTTCGGGATCCCTTCTAGTGGGTTTATCGGCATCGTCGTCTTTATCTCCCTTCTTTAGGGTATCAACTCCAAAGGTTGCTGCAGCAGCAGTGAATACTGTAGCAATAAATGTAGGGTCCATCTTTGCAAGAAGACCAGCATAACTAGCAGTTAGAAGAGCAGCACTCCAACTCAAAACACTAATTCTAATAATCGTGCTCATACATTTTTCCTTTTTGTTGTCGGGCATTGTCGTTGTTGGGATAGGTTAACCTTTTTTCCAAGATTCACCTTCTGCTTTTCTTCTACGAGCAAGTCCTGCTTCTACATTAGATCCAGGATTACGGTAGAGGTATAAAGCATCGGGAACTTTGTCCCATTCTTTATTCTTCAGTGTGCGTGTAATAGTGTTAAAGTTGTCACCACCATAGAAACCAGCACCAAGATTATAAGCAAAGGAGAGAAGTGCCCCTCTTTTGCCATCAGACATTTCATTCCAGTGTGGAATTTTACGAAGTGATGGAAGAAACTGGTTCTTACATTGAGTAATTAACAACTCATCTGCTTCCTGTTGAGTGATAGTATCTCCCATATGGAATGGTGATCCATCCTTCTTACGTGTAGTTCCCCAACCAATAGTGATTGGAAGTCCACCTGACAGAGGATCTGGATATGCGTTTAGATGGCAGCCTTCAAACTCTTTAATAAGTTTAAGGCCAGTCATGGGCAAATCATCACCACCACTATTTGCAGGAGCAGTTGCTGCAACCGCTGGGGATGCAGAACTTGACTTTTTTCCTCTATAAATCTCCGCCCAATCTACAGTATCATCAAGATACTTAACTGGGAGGTTATCTTCTAACCACTGAACTGCTTTGACATGATTAGGATTTCTTTCATCATAAAATTGAAAGAAGTTGTGTAAATCGATTCTTGCCATTGGTTTTCTCCTTATGTATCAAGCGAAAATGCGACCCCAACCATCGCTGCCACCTGGGCACCAACGATGCTTAAGAACTGCTTTGGTATAAACGGTCTTCTTACCGTTTGTTACTGGTCCAGTATAGTTATCGTTCAATGAACCATAAGGATCATTGACATAGTAACCTTTGCCATCTGGTGTCTTACCGATGACTACACACATGTGCCCACCAGTAGGTGAAGAAAGAGAGCCCCTGTGAAGGATACCAATAACAACAGGTTTCCCAGCGTCGAGACTTTTATCAATATCAGAGAAAGAAAGATTGTAACTAAAGTGTGACTTAATACCATAACCTTGCAGAACCTTGGTCTGAACTGTGTGGTCAGTTGTGTCACCAATAGCAAATACTTTCTTGACATACTCATCATCACCTTTGATGCTTCCTGGCTTGAGGAAGGCAAGGCACATAGCACACGACGAAGAGTTGCAAGTTCTTTGTGCATCTCTATAGTTGTCTACTTGATTAAAGTAAGGAACCTCCAACACTGATGGCGTTGGAGGCTTTGTTCTGAAAATTCCTATCCACTCTGTTTCAGAATCATCTAAAAATTCAGCAGGAAGGTTATCTTCTAACCATTGAACTGCTGCTACGTGATCTGATTTTTTTTCATCATAAAACTTGAAAAAGTTATGAAGATCTAGAGTCATAATCCTCTTTATAATTGCACTGAGATATTTATAAAAAAAGCGCCTCAAAGAGACGCTTGATTATGTTCAGTTGATTACCAAATACCAGGAATAATTTGACCAGTGGTGAGATAAGTTCCAACTGCGATTACGAATCCAAGCATTGCGAGGCGACCATTTAAAATCTCTGCCTCAGGCGTAAATCCAAATTTGTTCATTTTAGTTCTCCTATTAACGTTTTTGTGCAAGAATTAATGTTTTTTATCAAGCAAGTCCAAAAAATAGATTGCCAGTGATTGCATAAGATGCAAGTCCAGCAATGATGCCCAGCATTGCCCAACGACCGTTAGCAAGTTCTGCGCGTTCGTTGTGAGTCATCATACCATATTTTGCAGCATCTTCATCAGAGATATACATTTTAGGTTCACGGGCGAACATATTTTGTTGTCCACGATCATTAGTCGTTACAGTCATTTTCTGTTTTGTTACGAAACATTACAACATTATATAGGAAATATAAAGGCGTGTCAAGCACTTTGTTGTACTGCCGAATTTTCAGTTATCCTACCCAAGTAGGGATCATAATTCATATAGTCTTTGATATCAATCTCAGCTCCGTTCTGTTCCCAGAATTGAGATAAAGCATTATAGTTTGCCTTATGAAATGCATCAATATGTTCTGGATGAATAGAAGAACCCAATTCAATTCTATACAGAAGAAGAGGAATTGAGTATGTGTTTCCCGTATTATAAATCAAGTCATCTGCAACAGGACGTGGTTTAACACCGTTATCAAGTTTATACTTATCTCCTCTATTATGAAACCTAAGAAGTTTCTCTGCATGATGGCGATTAATTAGATAGCAAGCAGTAGAGAAATCATTTACAAATCTCTTGTGCAACTTAACATGAATATCTCCTGTGCAGATAATAGCAATTTGTACCACATCCCAATCATAAGGAATGTGTGCATAGAAATCATCCCAAGTAAAATTCCAGAACCTCACCAAATCCATACTGCAATCGTCTTCCATAATGATTGCATAAGGACTATCAGATGTTTCATACCAATGTTTGATTGCTTTTAAATGAGAAGTAATGCATCCAATTTCACCAGAAGTCATCATCTCAGGATATCTTCCAGAAACAATATCACTCAAATCATCTTCACGCCCATCATATGCAGAGATGCGTGTGTAATTTTCAATCTCCCAATATTTAAATTGATCTTCCATATACTGGCGTCTTTCTGGTTGACCATCAAGATTTAAGTAATAGATTGGTCCAATATTATTGAGTTTATAAGAAGATTTATTTTTATCCATTAATGATAGATTCGACACTTGGAATATAATAATTTTTTAAAATTTGAATCCAATCAAAGGATTTTGAATATTCTAAAATAGATTCTCTATTTTGTAAAGAGTATTCTCTATTTTCTGTTATTTTTTTCTCAACATATTCAATATCATCTACTTTATTTTCTGGAATGACAGTAATGAATTCTTTACTATCATCCAGATTTGCCTTTCCCCATTCCGTTACCACAATACCCAAACCAGCAGCAAGTGCTTCCATACAAACAAGAGGATGTGCTTCACCATCACTTAGAAGAACAAGATTTCCATATTCAGTCAATTCATTATGAAGAGTTTGTTTGTCCCATTCACCAAGATAATTTTTTGAAACATCAAATCTATTATCAGCATTATTACCAGCATACCAAAGACTATCAATAGTCTGGAACATATGTTGCCGTTTTCTATAATCTATTTTTGCAAGATAAAGGCTTCTATCTGCATACTCAGGAGTATCCGTATACCTAAATGCAGATGTATTTACGCCATTAGGAGTTACAAATAATCTTTGTTCGGGAATGTCCATCAAAGATTTATAGACGTTTTTGATTCCATCAGATAAACAAAAAACATTTGGTTTAATTTGTACAAATACATTGGCAATATTTGCATATCCACCATACATTTCATGTCTCTCCAAATATCCAAAGTGACTTGTAATTGCTTTTGGATATTGAATGTATGGATAAACACCAATAAATTCATCATAATGAATATGCACAAAATCAGGTCTGAAATAATTTATTTCAGAGATAATTTGATTTGCATCTCTAGTGTTTACAATTTGAACAGTGTGTCCAAGTTTCTCTAATGCATTTTTTGTATCCCATACAAGTATTTCAACCGCACCCCAACCAGTTGGTGGAATTGGCATAATACCTGGACCAACTAAAGTAATTTTCATTGTTTACCCAACTCCGTAAATAA